CTTGCGGCCTTGATGGAATCCGCCACACGGGCGACATCGTCGTTTGAGGCCGAGCGCATCAGCGGCACGGGCGAGCGCAGCCGGGTGGAATCCTTGATGATCCGAAAGATTGATCTGGAGAGGCAATTAGACGGATCGATTGACGAACTGAACGCACAGCGCTACCGCATCCAGAACGCCATCGACCGCGTCGAGGACCCGGATCAACGGAGCCTGTTGGATATGCGATACATCGACGGTAAACGTTGGCTGTTCATTATGGATCGGCTGCACATCGGGGAAACAACATCGCGCCGGGTGCACCATGCCGCGCTTGAGGCATTCATGCGGGCGTATGATTCGCCCTGAAAAGTTGGCGGTTTGTGGCGGTTTTTCCCTGATAAAATGATACCGTGAAAAACGACGCGACCCTAACCGCGCCGTTTTTTCTCATGCATCGCCTCCCTTTGATGCACCTGGGGTGCGCGCGCGGTCTTTGCTTCTTTCTCCCGCGCGCGACGGGCAGCGGCCTATGAATCGCCGAGGTGGGAGCGGGGCCGCAAAACTAGGAGGGTTTATGGAGATTTTGGGCATTGAGCGCATGCGCGAGCTGCTCGCGCGCAAAATTCCACGCGTTTGCATGCGCTATTCGTTTTACGAGCAGAAAAACGCCTTCCGCACGTTCAACATCGTGATTCCGCCGCGCTGGAATCAGATCGCCGTCTCGCTGGGATGGGCAACGCGCGCGGTGGACAGCCTGGCCGACCGCCTTGTCTTCCGCGATTTCGCGCGGGACTTCTACGGCATGAATGAGATCTTCCGGATGAACAGCCAGGATGTCCTGACAGATTCGGCGATCCTTGCGGCGCTCATCTCCGGCTGTTCGTTCGTGTACATCAGCGAAGGAGAGAACGGGGAGCCGCGCCTGCAGGTCATTGACGGGGCGAACGCGACGGGCGTCGTCGATCCGATCACGCGGATGCTGTCCGAGGGTTATGCCGTCCTGGAGCGCGACCCGCAGACGAAGCGCCCCACGGTGGAGGCGCACTTCGTGCCCGGCCAGACGGTGATTTATGCGCGGGATCAGGAGCCGTATGCGATCCCGAACGCCGCGCCCTATCCGCTGCTGGTGCCCATCGTGCACCGGCCGGACGCGGCGCGGCCCTTCGGCCACAGCCGCATCAGCCGCGCGTGCATGTCGATCCAGGACGCGGCGGCGCGCGATCTGCAGCGCGCGGAGGTTTCGGCGGAGTTCTACAGCTTCCCGCAGAAGTATGTGACCGGGATGTCGCCGGAGACGGAATTCGACAATTTCCGCGCGACGATCTCTTCCTTCCTGACGCTGACAACCGATGAAAACGGCGGGCACCCGATCCTCGGCCAGTTCCAGCAGCAGAGCATGACGCCCTTTGCGGACATGCTGCGCATGTATGCCGGCCTGTTCGCCGGGGAAACGGGGCTGACGCTGGACGATCTCGGCTTCCCGTCCGTCAATCCGTCAAGCGCGGAGGCGATCAAGGCGTCGCATGAGACGCTGCGCGCATCGGCGCGGGCGGCGCAGCGGGACTTTGAGATCTGCCTCCTGAATGTGGGCTATCTGGCGGCCTGTGTGCGCGACGGACAGGCATATGCGCGCAATCAGGTTTACGGCACGCGCGTCCGGTGGGAGCCTGTTTTCGAGCCGGACATGAGCGCCATCGGCGCGGTGGGCGACGCCATCGGGAAGATCAACGCGGCCATTCCCGGATACTTCTCCGACGATATGCTCGCGGAGATGACCGGGCTGCGGGGGGATGACGCATGACGACGGAGGATTTGATGCGCGCGGTGCGCGCGGCGATCCGCACGACGCCGGACACAAATGCCCCGAAAACGGCGAGGGACGCGCAGACGCGGGCCGCCCTTGCGGCCAGACGGGCCGGAGCCGTCCTTGTGGAGGCGATCCCCGCCATGGGGCGCGCGGAGGTCTCCCAGGCGGTTTATGAGACGGTGCAGGCCGTCAACCTGTACGCGCTTGACGTCGCCCGGCGGATGCAGGAAAACCGCGCCGCCGCCTATGGCGAGGAAAACCTCGGCGTCGCCGAACCGGCGTTCAACGCGGCGCGCGCGCGCAACCTTGTGTCTTTCGCGGACACCCTGATGGACGCGGACGGCGCGATGAGCGAGATGCAGAGCGACGCCCTCCTGGACACGATCGAGCAGAACGCGCGGATGTGCGTGGACGACGCGGAGCGCGATCTGGCCGACGCGCGCTACAACATGGGCAAAAGGGCCGTCATCGTGCGCACGGCGACGGGCGCCAACTCCTGCGAGTGGTGCCTTTCGGCGGCGGGCGAATACGAATACGGCCCGTCGATGGACAAGGCGATGGCCTTCGGCCGGCACGCTAACTGCGACTGTATCATCGAATACCAGCCCGGCGACGGCCGGGTGGAAACCGTGCGGAACTACAGACGGAGCTAAAGGAGGAGGCGTCACCATGACCACAACCAGGGCGAGGGACGGCCCGGACATTCCGACAACCGCATAGAGGGAGGGAGCGCATGGAGGCCCGAAGAGGCAGCCAGACTCCCTCCCATTCCGTTATCCTGCCGTATGCCACGACCCTCGGCGACGAGGCCTGCGCGGTGTACGCCGAATCCGGAAGGACGCCGCAGGAATGGCAAAGGCTGCTTCTGCGCGACCTGATGGGGCGCAACGAAGACGGGCTGTTCACGCACACGAAATTCGGCTATGCCGTCCCCCGGCGGAACGGCAAAAACGAAGTGGTCGCCATGCGCGAGCTTTGGGGCCTCCGGCAGGGGGAGCACATCCTGCACACCGCGCACCGCACGACGACGAGCCGCGCGGCGTGGGAGCGCCTGTGCCAGCTTCTGGAGGATTCCGGCACCGAATACAAGGCCACCGGCGCGCTGGGGCAGGAAACCATCCGCGTCGCCGGCAAGGGCCGGGTGCAGTTCCGCACGCGGACGAGCAAGGGCGGCCTCGGTGAAGGCTTTGATCTGCTCATCATCGACGAGGCGCAGGAGTACACGACCGACCAGGAAGCGGCGCTCAAGTACGTTGTCAGCGACAGCCCGAATCCGCAGACGATCTTCTGCGGCACGCCGCCGACGCCGGAGTCTTCCGGCACGGTGTTCACGGCGCTGCGCGATGCGGTCTTCGGCGGCACGGCGGAGGACGCCGGCTTTGCCGAATGGTCTGTCGATGCGCAGTGCGACCCGAACGACGTCGACGCCTGGTACCGCACCAACCCGTCTTTGGGCACGATCCTGACGGAGCGGAAGATCCGGGCGGAGATCGGCGCGGACACGCTGGATTTCAACATCCAGAGGCTCGGCTATTGGGTGCGCTACAACCTGAAGAGCGCCATCAGCGCCGCCGACTGGGACGCGATCCGCGCGCCGGCGCTGCCGGATCTGCGCGGGAAGCTGTTCGCGGGCGTCAAATTCGGGCACGACGGAAAGAACGCGGCCTTGAGCATCGCCGTGCAGACGGAGGACAGCCGGATCTTCATCGAATCCATCGACATCCGCCCGATCCGGGCCGGGTTTGATTGGATCTTGGCGTTTTTGGCGGCCGCCGATCTGGGCGGCGTCGTCGTGGACGGCGCGAACGGGCAGCAGAGCCTCGCCAATGCGATGAAGGACGCGCGCATGAAACCGCCGGAGCTTCCCAAGCTTGCGGAGATCATCGCGGCCCATTCGGCGTTTGAAGAAGATCTGTTCGGCAAACGGCTGTGCCACATGGGGCAGCCCGGCCTTGCGGAGAGCGCCACCAACTGCGAGCACCGCGCCATCGGAACCAACGGCGGCTTTGGCTATCGCTCCATCAAGGAAGGCGTGGACGTCGCCCTGCTGGATTCGGTTGTTCTGGCATCATGGCTGTGCCGGGAAAAGACCCGCAGGCCGGCCGCACGGCAGAAGATTACATACTGATTTGGCCAGTATTCACCCTTGCCCGCTTGCGGGAAAGGGGGGGCCACGAGCCGCAGAGGCGAGTGGTGGGATAGGGCCAAACGTTTACGGTCACCCGTCCGGTAAACGGGGAGGAGAGTTAACATGGCAGATTTTACGCCGATCACGACGCAGGCGGAGTTTGACGCCGCCATCGCGGAACGACTGTCACGACAGGAAAAGAGCATCCTTGCGCGCTTTGAGGGCTTCATGCCCGCCGGGGACGTGCAGACGCTCAAATCCGGATACGAAAGCACCATCGCAGAGCTGAAGAAACAGGCCGAAGAGGCGGGCGGAAAGCTTGCGGAAAGCGAAAAGCAGCTGACCGAGGCGAACGAACGCATCAAGGGGTACGAGAACGCCTCGGCAAAAACGCGGATTGCCCTTGAAACCGGCCTGCCCTACGGGATGGCCTCCCGCCTTTCCGGCGATACGGAGGAGGAAATCCGCAGGGACGCGGAGGCGCTGCGCCAGATGATGGGAACGGGGAAGCCCGCCGCGCCGCTGGCCAGGGCGCCGGAAGAGAGCGGCGGCACAACCCGCGACCAGTTCGCAGACTGGTTCGGCAAAGAGCTGAACCGATAACAACGTAATGGAGGTAGAACACAATGGCCGATATCAACAGAACCGCGATCGCGCTGCCTTCCGAGGTCAGCGCTGAGATCCTGCAGAAGACGCAGGAGGAATCCGCGATCATGCGGCTCGCCCGCAGGGTCACGCTGCCCGGACACGGGCTGACCATCCCGGTCATCACCGGCGACCCGTCCGCCCAGTGGGTGGCGGAGACCGCGGTGAAGCCGCACAGCAACGGCGTCCCCGCGACGAAACTCATGAGCGCGTACAAGATCGCCGTCATCGAGACCTTCTCCAACGAGTTCGTCCGCGACGCGAAGGTGCTCTATGACGCGATGATCGCCCGCCTGCCGCTCGCCCTGGCGAAGGTCTTCGACGCGACCGTCATCGGCGCCGTCCAGGCCCCCGGCCAGAACTTCGACAGCTTCGCGAGCTGCACCGCGCAGTCCATCCTGAACGCGAACAACGGCACGTATCTGGGCCTCGTCGCGGCGGATACCGACATCGCGGAGCACGGCGGCGTGCTGAACGGCTTCGCGCTCTCCGCGCAGGCCCGCAGCCTCCTGCTGACCGCGACCGACACCACGAACCGGCCGCTCTTCATCAACGCTGCGACCGAGGGCGCCGTGAACCGCGTCCTGGGCGCTCCGACCTACTTCAACAATGGCCTCTACAAGGCCGGCACGGCAGCCGCCGGACAGACTGCCGGCACGCCCGCCATCGTGGGCGTCGCGGGCGACTGGACGAAGGCGATGTACGGCACGGTCGCCGGCGTGCAGATCGACGTCACCGATTCCGCCACGATCACCGGCACCGACGCCAACAGCCAGGCCTACACGATCAACCTGTGGCAGCAGAACATGGTCGCCGTCCGCGCCGAGATCGAACTCGGCTTCCGCGCCGACACCTCCTGCTTCAACCTGCTCACCGGGGCGATCCCGACCTGATGCAGAGGCTGATCAACGCGTTTACGGGGACGGAGATGTACGTCCCCGAAGAACGCCTTGCCGAATACCTCGCCGCCGGCCACAAACCGGCGGCGAACCCCTCTTTGAGAGGTGAACCGCATGACGAACTATGCAACGCTGGACGACCTGACGATCCTGGTGCGCCCGATCGAGGCGTCCGAAACGGAAAAGGCCGAAATGCTTCTGGAGGCCGCAAGCGCAAGCCTTCGGGCGGAGGCGGCGCGGCGGAATAAGGATTTCGACGCGATGCTGGAGGCCGATCCGGATCTCGTGCCCATCGCCCGCGACGTCGTGTGCAGCATGGTTCGCCGGGCGCTCGCCGTGGATGCCAGCACGGAGCCGGTCACCCAGATGAGCCAGAGCGCCATGGGCTATTCCGTCTCCGCGACCTACGCCGTCCCCGGCGGCAGCCTGTACGCGCTGAACAGCGAGCTTCGAAGGCTTGGCCTCCGGCGCGCCGTCGCCACCGTGATCGACCCGTGGGGGGAGGGGTTGCCGTGCTGATCCGCGGCATCCCCGTCGTGCTGTACGTCCGGGCGGACACCGGCGAGACGGACGCCTTCGGGCGCGCGATCGTGACGGAAACGCCCGTCACCGTCGAAAACGTTCTTGTGCAGCCGCTTCAGCGGACGACCGACGTGCCGACCGAGGAGACGAACATCACGGGGGAGAAAACCTCCTACATCCTCGGAATCCCGAAGACGGACGAGCACGACTGGAAAAACGCGCGCGTCGAATTTTTCGGCGAAACGTTCCGGACGGAATCCGGCGAATGGCAGGGCATCGAGGCGCTGATTCCGCTCGACTGGAACCGCAAGATCGTCTGCCGCAAATACGATTGAGGTGAGCTTATGGCCAGAACCATGCAGATCGTGCTGAACCGGAGCGAGATCTCCCGGCAGCTCCTGAAGGGGGCGGGCACGAAGGCGCTTCTGCGCGAGATCGCGGAAAGGGTGGCGGATCAGTCCGGCCTGGCCTGTGAGGTGGACGTGCGCGACGGCAAGAACCGCTCCAACGCCTCCGTCCGCATCGCGGACAAGGACGACTATTATCGGAATCTGCACACCAACGCCCTCGCCACCGCCCTGTATTGAGGTGCTTTATGCAGCACACCGACATCATCGAGGCGCGCGTCATCGCGCACCTGGCCAGGCATCTGCCCTGCACCGTCGCCGCCGAGGTCCCGGAAGATTTTCCGGAGTCGGCGGCGCTTGTCGTCGTTTCGCGCCTGGGCGAACAGCGGACAAACCATCTGCGGCGCGCGCGCCTTGCGGTGCAGTCCTACGGCGCTACTTTGCTGGCCGCAGCCGCGCTTTGCGAGGCGGCAGAACAGGCGCTGTATCAGCTCCCTGCGGAGGACGCGGGCGTCAGCTCGTGCCGGGTTGAAACCAGCTACAACTTTACCGACGAGACGACGAAACGGTACCGTTACCAGTCCGTCGTCCATGTCAGTTACTACGAGGAGGAATAAAAAATGGCCAATACGGTTGCCAATGTTTCGGCGGGCAAGCCGAACGCTTCCGGCTCTATTTTCCGCGCGCCCCTCGGCACGACCCTGCCGACCGACGCCTCCACCGCGCTGGACGAGGCGTTCGTCTGCCTCGGCTATGCGAGCGACGACGGCCTGAAGCACGAATTTTCCACCGAGGACGAGGTCAAGGCGTGGGGCGGCGACGTCGTCCTGTCCACGCATGAGGACAAGTTCACCGTCACCCTGATCGAGGTGCTGAACGCCGACGTCCTGAAGGCCGCCTTCGGCGACGACAACGTGACGGGCACGCTCGCCACGGGCGTTTCCGTGTCCTTCAACGACGCCGCGCAGGAACCGGCGTGCTGGGTGTTCGAGATGCTGCTGAACAAGACCACGCTGAAGCGCATCGTGATCCCGAAGGGCACCGTGTCCGAGGTCGGCGAGATCGAGTATGTGGACGACGAACCCGTCGGCTATGAGATCACGATCTCCTGCGGCGCGGATGCCACCGGCAACACCCATTACGAATACATGAAGACGAGCGCCTGAGGTAGATCATGATTGAAGCAAAGAAGACAATCACGCTGGACAGCGGCCTCACGCTGACGGTCGATCTGGCCCGCGCCGCGACACCCGCCGCGCGCCGGGCGCTCCACAAGAACGACCGCAACGGCGATCCGTTCGGCTTGCTGGATTTCCTCGCCATGACGCTGGGCGACACGCAGCTGGACGCGCTCATCGCATCGCTCGCACACGACGGCGAACCGGGTTCGGACGCCGATCTGGCGGCGGCGGTGCGCGAGATGATCGAAAAGCTTGGGGTGGCCGGAAAAAAATCCTGATCCTCTCGCTGGCGGCGGAAGAGCATCCGGATGAGCTGGTCTGCGATCTTGCGCAGTACTATCACATCCTGGATGCTTCCGCCGTTCCGCCGCTGATGCTCGCGACGCTGACCGCCGGCCTGCCGGAGGATTCGCGCACCATGCGCGCGATCACCGGCAGCCGTGCGGGCGCGCGGGAGATGCTGCTTGCGGCGGCGGTGGACAGGCTCTCGCTCCTCGTCTGGTTCAAAACCAAGGACGGAGTAAAGGGCCGCCGGCGTCCGGCGTCCATCCTGGAAAAGATGACGCGCAAGGAGCGGCGGGAGGAAGTTTACAGCGTTCCTGTATCCGAAATCGACGAAACAATCCGGCGAATCCGGGAATCCTAGGAGGTTTAACCATGGCGGGCACACAGTCGATCGCAACCGCATATGTGCAGATCCTGCCATCAACGCAGGGCATCGGCGCCGGCATCGCGGGCGCATTGGGCGGCGCGGCCGGTTCAACGGCCGCGATGAGCGCGGCGGCGGGCGGCGCAACGGGAGCGTTCGCCGGGATGACGACGACGGGGTTCGCGGCTGCGGGCGCGGCTGTAGCCGCCGGCGTGGCGGTCATCGACCTGGGCAAGGACGCGGTAAAGACCGGCATGGAATTCGACAGCTCCATGTCGCGCGTCTATTCGCTCATGTCCTCGCTGAACGACGGCGCTGGGCTGACCTCCGAAGAGATGCTCGTGCTCGAAAACCGCGCCCGCGAGATGGGCGCCTCGACGCAGTTCACCGCAAAGGAGGCCGCCGAGGCGATGGGCTATATGGCCCTCGCCGGCTGGGACGTCGATCAGATCTACGAGGGTCTCCCGCACGTCCTGAATCTGGCCGCCGCGTCCTCGATGGATCTGGGGCGCGCGTCCGACATCGTCACCGACTATATGGCCGCCTTTTCATACAGCGCGCCCTCCGCCGTGCACCTTGTCGACCTGCTGGCCTACGCGCAGTCGAGATCCAACGCGACGACCGAGCAGTTCTCACAAGGGTGGAAATACAGCGCGGGCATGATGAACATGTTCGGCCAGAGCGCCGACACGACGACGGCGATCCTCGCGCGCCTCGCGGATCAGGGCCACAAGGCCAGCACCGGCGGCGTCGAGCTGAACGCCGTCATGACCGAGCTGATCGGCGGCATGGACGCTGCCGGCAACATCCGATTCGCGGGCGGCATCGTTCACCTCGCGGACGCGACGGAGAATTTCGACCCGGCCGCCTACGCGGCGCGGGTGCGCGAACTGAATGAAGAACTCGCCGGACTCGAGGAGGGTTCGCCCGAATACGAGGCCGCGATCAAGCGGTTCACCGATGAGGTAGGCGAACCCGGGAACTTCATCAACATGATCGATGTGTTCCAGCAGATGCAGGACATCCTGACCGCGCAGGGGCTGGAGGTCGGCTCGGTCGGCTATCTGCAGGCCGTCACGAGTTTTTTTGACAACGTACGCGCGCAGCGCGGCATCTCCGCGATTCTGAACGGCGACGTCGCCGCGATGGCGGCGTTTAACGAGGCACTCGAGAATTCCGAAGGCATGGCGGAGAAACAGGCGGGCATCGTCAACGACAATCTGGAAGGCGATTTGAAAATCCTGAAGTCCGCGCTGGATGAACTGAAAATTGCGATCTCCGATAAGCTGACCCCCATCATTCGCGATTTCGTCCAGGCGATCACCCCGATCATCAACTGGCTCGCGGCGCGTATCGCGAGCAAGACCCCGCTTAGCAAAGCGGCGGAGGAGGTTGAGCAGCTGGGGGCGGAGGACTGGCAGGGCATCGGCGAAAAAATCCAGACCTGCATGGACACGCTGTACAACCCGGACGCATCGGCAGAGGAAAAGTTCCAGGCCGCGCAGTACCTGCAGGAGCAGATGGGCATCATCGCCAACATGGACTGGACGGGCACGGGCGCGGACGCGATCGCGGGCATCATGTCCGGAATCACCGGCTACAACTTCCATGGCGACGCGGCGGCGCTCCTGATGAATATGCAGGGCGCGATCGACAGGGAATTCGGCATCAGCTCGCCCGCGACCTCCATGGAACCGACGGGCCAGTACGTCTCCGCCGGCATCGCGCAGGGCCTCTCCGCCTATGACTTCAGCCCGGACGGCATCACCGTCGTCGCCGCGATCCAGGCGGCCATCAACGCGGCCCTGGCCATCGCGGACTGGACGATCCCAGCCAGCCTGATCGGCTCCGGCATCGCGCGCGGCATCAACGCGCGCCGGGCGCCTGTCATTTCGGCGGCCGCCGGCCTTGTGACCGCCGCGAAATCGCGGATGCAGAGCCTGGTCGGTTCCGGCGGCTCCAAATTCGCCCCCATCGGCGAGGACATCGCCAAGGGCATCGCCAAGGGCATCCTCACGGGGAAGGGCAAGATCAGCAACGCGCTGATCGAGGCCTTTAACGACGCGATCGACGAGCTGAAGAAGATGCTGATAATCGGGTCACCGTCCCGTTTGTTTGCGAACGAGATCGGCAAATTTATCCCGCTGGGCATCGCGAGCGGCATCTCCGATTACGCATACGCGATGGACGATGCGCTCTCCGGCCCGCTGGACGAGATGACGCGCTCCGCACTGTCCTATCAGCCGGAGTTTCCCGGCGCGGGCGGATACGGATACCAGCAGAACATCACGATCAACAGCCCACGCGCCCTCTCCCCGTGGGAGGTCGCCCGACAGACGCGCAATGCGACGCGGCAGATGGTGGAGGCGATGGCGTGAAGACGGTCAGATGCACGAACGACGCCGGCTATTCGCTGGCGTTTACCGAGGTTTATACGGACGGCTTCGTTCTGGAAAACGCCACCGGCATCCAGGAAGTGAATGCCGACGTCATCCGCACCGAGAACGCGATGGGCGACGGTTCGATCTGGAACGCTTCCCGGATGCAGGAGCGCAACATCGTCCTGACGCTGCGGGATCTCCCCGGCGCGGATCACCGGCGCAACCGCGCGCGGCTGTATAAGCTTTTCCCGATCAAGTCCGGCGGCACATTGACCTACACCGACGGGAATGTCACCCGGTCGATCCGGGTGTACTGCGAGAGCGTCGTGGCCGACGCGAAAAAGCGCGCGAATTCGTTCACGATCTCCCTGATCGCGCCCTATCCGTACTTCACCGACGCGACGGAGACGGACGTCGCCCTCGCCGCGTGGGAGGCCCTTTGGGAATTCCCCGCGACGGCGGCCGCCCCGGAAAACGGCGCCTTTGAATTCGACGCGGAGACGCCCGAAACCGACGTTCTGGAATACGGCACGCGCACGGAGGATCTCATCGTTTCCTGCGACAATCCGGGCGACGTGCCCTGCGGCATGATCGTGACCTTCGCCGCGTCCGGCGCGATCGCGAACCCCGGCATCTGGAATCTGGACACGAACGAGCGGCTGCAGATCAATCTGACCCTGGCCGCCGGCGATTCGGTGGAGATCGACACCCGCTTCGGCCACAGGACGGCGGTGCTGACCTCCGGCGGGGAAAAGACGAACGTTTTCCGCTATATCTCTTCCGGCTCCACGTTCATCCAGCTCGCCCCCGGCGAGAACCATTTCACCGCCACCATCGGCGGCCAGGCCTCGACGAGCGCGGAGCTGGATATCTCTTTCCGGTATGAGATCAATTACATCGGCGCGTAAAGGAGGGCGGCATGGTTCTGCGGGTTTTTGACAAAAACATGGTGCCCCTCGGCCTTGCGGAGGATTTCACGTCCGTCCGATGGGCAAGGCGTGCGCGGGAGCCTTCGGAGGCGGAGATCGTGCTGCCGGCGACGAGCCTTGCGGTCTCCCTTCTGGAGATCGGCAACATCATTATGAAACTTGAAGACGAAACCGGCGAGGCGATGCAGATCGAATCGCGCGTCATCGAGATGGATGAGGACGGCCGCGAATCGCTGACCGTCAAGGCCTTCGGCCTCATGAAATGGCTGTCCCGCCGGGTCAATCTGTCCGCATACGACGAATCGAGCGACATGACCCCGCAGGAAATCGCGTACATGCTGATCAAGGACAACGCGACCGCGCCCAAGGCCGCGCGCCGCCGGCTGCCGCTGATCCTGAACACCCGCCCGTCCTTCGGGCAGGACGAGGTGACCTTCTCCGCGTCCGAATATCAGGACATCTGCGATCTCGTGACCGATCAGCTGGAAGAAGGGGAGATGAACCTCTTCGTCACGACCGACCCGGCCGCCGGCACGCACACGCTGGACATCCGCCAGGCGGCGGACAAGACGGCCACAAGCGCGCACCCGGTGCTCATCTCCATCGACTTTGGCACGCTGGCCACGCCGCAGATCACCGAGACGCAGGAGCCTTATAAAAACGTCGCCTACGTCAAGGGCGGCGACGACGATATCGCCGCCGTGGAATCGGGCGCGGACACCTCCGTCTCCGGCATCGACCGCTTTGAAATGGGCGTCAACGCAAGCGACATTACACAGAAATACACAAACGCCGACGGCGTGGAGAAGACGCGCACCGCCGCCAAATGCAGGACGCTGCTGGAAAAGCGCGGCCGGCGCGAACTGGCCCGCGCCTGTTCGGAAATGCACGAATTTGAGGGCGAGGTCGTGCAGACGGACGGCCTCCAGTATGGCCGGGATTACGACGTCGGCGACCGCGTGACCTGCCTGTATGGCGATATGCAGATGGATGCGACCATCACCGAGATTTCCGAGGATTACGGCGAGGGCGGCGTGCGCCATGTGACCGCCGTCCTGTCCGATGGAACCTACAGCCTGCGGCGCGCGGTGCAGCTTGCCGCCAAACGGATCTGAGGAGGATACACCATGGCAGAAATCAGCCGGTTTTTCAATTCCATTGACCACGACAGACAGTACAGCGCCGCCGACTGGGCGGCGTATTTTTCGGCGTTTATCGGAAACGGCGTCATGCCGCAGCCGTCCGACCAGCTCGTCGTGACCACGGGCGACGGCGAGGGCCTGTCCATCTCCGTCGCGCCCGGATTCGCGTTTATCAATGGGTATAACTATCAAAATGACAGCGATCTCACCCTGACGCTGGATACCGCGAGCGGCACCTATCCGCGCATCGACCGCATCGTCGTGCGCTATTCCCGCGCGCAGCGCGAGATGTATGTCACGAATCTGACCGGCACGCCGGCCGCGACGCCTTCGGCCCCGGCGCTGACCCGCACGGCGGATGTCTACGAGCTGTGCCTTGCGGATGTCCTTGTGGCGCGCGGCGCCTCCGCCATCTCCCAGGCGAACATCACGGACACGCGCGGCGACGGCACGGTGTGCGGCTTCTGCTCCTGGCTGTTTGACGAGGCCGGGCTGAATTACGACGATTTCTGGCTGCAGTTCCACGCGGCCTTTGCCGATTTCCTCGACAGCCTGGATCAGCAGGTCGACCCGGACACCCTCGCCGGTCTTGTGACCCGCATGGCCGATCTGACCCCGGTGGATCTGTCGCTCACGCTCGCGGCATCCGGCTGGACGTTTGACAGCACAAACGCGGTGTATACCCAGACGCTGACCCCGTCCGGCGTTATCCTTGCGAACACCACCAAGGCCGAGGCGGATCTGAACATGGCGAATGCGACGGCCTCCACCGCCGACAGCCTCCAGAGCGACTGGAGCCTTGTCGGCCGGGTGTACCTGGACGCGAACGGCATCCACTTCGTTTGCTACGGGGACGCGCCCCTGTCCGATGTCCCCGTGATCGTGCGGATCACGCAGAAGCGGTAAGGGGGCGGGTTTATGGCGCTTGAGGTGTTTCTCCGGCGGAATCTGTACAACCCGCCCGAACCGTTTGCTTTCGTCCCAGACGACAGCAGCGCCGCGCCCGGCTACGCCTACGAAAAGAGCGGCGCGGACTGGATTCTGAAGATTTTGACCTCCGGCACGCTGACCCTGAACGGCGCCAGATCGGTGGATCTGTTCGCCGTGGGCGGCGGCGGCTCCGGCGGCGCGACCTCGTCCGTCACGGGCGGCGGCGGCGGCGGATACACGACCACCGTGCGCGCGCAGTCCCTCGCGGCGGGGGATTACCGCGTCACCGTCGGCGCGGGCGGCGCGTCCGGCGGCAGCAACGCCGGCGGCGCGTCTTCCGTCCGCTCCGGCTCGACGACGCTGATCACGGCAGCCGGCGGGGCGGGCGGCCTTTCCCGCAACGGCGGGGCGGGCGGCTCCGGCGGAGGCGGCGGCGCTTACGGCTCCGGCAAACAGGGCGGCGCCGGCGGCGACAACGGCGCGAACGGATCGAAGGGCGGCTATACTTCCGGCCATTCTTCGGACGCCGGCTCCGGCGGCGCGGGCCAGGGCACGACCACGCGGGCCTTCGGCGAATCCGGCGGCGACCTTTACGCCGGCGGCGGCGCGGGCGCGGGCGCATCCGGCACCGCGCGGGTGAACGGCGGCACAGGCGGCGGCTATGCCCAGGGCGGGCAGGCCGGCGGCGACGGCACGGCGAACACCGGCGGCGGCGGCGGCGGCGCGTGGTCGAATCACGCGGGCGGCGCCGGCGGCAGCGGCATCGTGATCCTGAGAAACGCGAGGTGACGCTATGGAAGTGTTGAAGACGCGGCGGGATTTCGTCACGCCCGTACGCACCATCCTTAAATCCGGCGCGGAGATCAACGCCGCGATTCTGGGCGTCGTGAATAGCGCCATCGAGCAGTATTCCGCGACGAGCGTTGCGGTGGATGCATTCGATTTCGCGGCGGCCTCCGGCTCGATGGACCTGTACGGCACCGTGTCCGCATCGGACAGCGCGCGCGAGGTCAAACTATATTATTCGCTCGCCGGAGGCAATAACACGGTAAGCATCCAATTCCGTTTCGTCACCGACGCCGCGCTTGTATATCTGCCACGCGATTCACGCGGCATGTTCGCGGATCTCCCCGTCACGTTTACCACCGCGTATGGCGGCGGGCGCGTCGATTTCGCCACCGTCCCCGTCTCGTTCGACCTGGTGGCCGACGCGCGGGACATGTTCGCGAATCATCCGTACATCAAGACGATCCGCGTCCCCGCCGGCACGGCGCTCAGATCCAGCGCGGCGTCCACCGGCATGTTCTCCGGCTGCACATCCCTCGTCGGCGGCGCCGGCACGGCCTATGACGCGAACCACACCGACGGCGAATATGCGCGCATCGACAGGCCGGACATCGGCCAGCCCGGATACTTCACGGCGGCAACCTGACCGGGGGAGGTGATCGGATTGTTCACGATTGACGAATCTTACAACATCGCCATCACGCGGGGCGATACGGCCACGCTGGAGATCACGTTCGACGGGGACGCGCCGGGCGAGACGGACAGCGTCGTCGCCTCGGTCAAGAAGTCGGTGCACCGCACCGACGAGATCCTGGCGCGCACGCTGGAGCGTCAGCAGGACGGAACGTATCTGCTGAGCCTGGCCTCGGAGGATACCGCGGATCTGGCGTTTGGCACGTATTACTGGGATCTGCGCGTCCTGTACGCAGACGGACAGGTCACGACCCCGTTTGCGCCCGCCAAATTTGCGGTCTGCGAGGTCGTGACGGACATCCCGGAGGGGGATGATGGCGATTGACGGAGAACCGCAGACGGGTCAGCGTCACGATCGCCGGCGGCCAGCGCGCGGCGGCCGTGCGGACGGCCAGACAGGGCGCTGGGCGCAGCGTCACGATTGAGATGCGGCCCGTGCGCTACATCGCCCCGGCGTATGAGGGCGATTACGACGTCACGCCCGGCGACGCGCCGGTCGTGCTGGAGACGGGCGGGAAGCTGATGACGGGCAACGTGACCGTCGCGGCGATCCCGTCAAACTATGGCCGCATCACCTGGGACGGGTCGCGGCTGACGGTATCCTGATGGAGGTAGAGCATGGCGAAAAATGTCATTATTAACGGCGTCACCTATTCCAATGTGCCGTCGGTCGAGATCCCGATCTCCGGCGGCACCGGCAACGCGGAATTTGTCGACACGAGCGACGCGACCCTGTCCGGCGGCGGGCAGATGCTCTCCGGCGTGACGGCCTATGCGGACGGCACCAAATACACCGGCACGATCGCCAGCAAGAGCGCGAGCGACCTGAGCGCGTCCGGCGATACGGTGACCGTGCCGGCGGGCTACTATTCCGCCCAGGCCACGAAAGCGGTTGCCGCAGGCAGCGCGTCCGCGCCCACTTCGATCAGCGGCACGACCGCGACGCTGAGCACCGGCACGAACACGATCACGCTGAGCAAGAGCGTGAGCGTGACCCCGGTCGTGTCCGCCGGCTATGTATCCGCCGGCACGGCGACAAGCAGCACCGTCTCCCTGACGGCGACGGTGACCACGCGGGCAGCCGCCACGATCACGCCCGGCACGAGCGCGCAGACCATCGCGGCCGGCACCTATCTGACCGGCGCGCAGACCATCTCCGGCGACCCGGATCTCGTCGCATCGAACATCAAGAGCGGCGCCACGATCTTCGGCGTGGCCGGGAGCCTGACGGCGGCGACGGTGTCGCAGGACGCGACCACCAAAGTCCTGAGCATCTCATAAGGGGGTGTAAATATGGCGCAGAACGTCACCATCGCGGGCGTCACGTTCGCGGACGTCCCGTCGGTCGAGATCGCCAAATCGGGCGGCGGGAGCGCCCTGTTTGTCGATCCATCGCCCACGACCGCCACGGCGGCGGATGTGGCGAGCGGCAAATCGTTTTTCAACGCCGCCGGAACGCTGACCGCCGGCACGGCGAGCGGGGGCGGGGGCGGGGCTGTCCAGCTCGGCGCCCTTCGCCCGGACGCGGAGCGGATCAACGTCTGGAGCGACGACTATTACATCGTCGCGGATCGCGGCGTCACGATCCCGTCGTATTCGACAACGGCACAGACGTTGCTCTCCAGCCAGAGGCTCTTATCAGGTTATGCGGCTTCACCGAGCGAATACAAATATCTCGTTACGTACAGAATGCTGAGCATCCCCATTTACAACACTGCCGCCGTTGGAAAGGGACGGATAGAATGGTTGGCGGTGGAGTATGTATATGAAGTTCGTTACCACCCGGCGAATACGATCCCAACGCTGGACGGGTCTAGAAGCCACGCCAGCAATTATGTGAACGTGCAGAATTACAACAGTTCGGCCAGTATCTACTATATGAACGACACTACGCTAAACCTTATTACCTCTAACAGCTACGGGGTTTGCTTTTCTATGTCAAACCCCAGTTTTAGCAGTGGCGGAAGCGTGAGCATTAGTACGCCTAATATTCGGATAACTGGGAATACGAGCTATTTCACGCAAACGTATTTCGAAGCGTTAACAGACGCGCGCATCCAATACGTCATCGAGTTTTGGCGCGTGCCCATCACGTCGGGGACGCCGAACGGATTCGGGCTGCTCAATATGCTGTATCACACGATCGATTGCGTCCGCAACGGCGGCACGCTGACCTGAGGCGGCGCGCATGATCCCAGTAAACGGTTTAATCGCCCTGTTCGCCCAGATGTACCGGGAACATTGGGCCTATAAGTGGGGCAGCGCGAAGCGCGGGGAAGTGGACTGCAGCGGCGCGTTCGTGTGGGCGTATAAACAGTTTGGCGCGTCGATCTATCACGGCAGCAACAGCATCGCGCGCCTGTATGTGAGCGGCCTGTTCCGCCCTTCGGGCACATTCCCCAAGGGGGAAGAGTGGGACCGCGTAAAACCCGGCTATGCGGCCTTCAAGTGGCGCGCAAAGGATACGGCCAAATACCCGGACGGGCGCGGAGACTTCTACCACATCGGCCTTGTGGCGGAGGACGGCAAGACCGTCTATGAGGCACGCGGCACGAAAGAAGGATTCACCACAAGCGCGGTCAGCGCGTGGCAATGGTTCGCACCGCTGAAGGATGTCCAGTATGACGAGGGAGGGCAAACGATGGAGCCTTACAATGCGGTTGTATCGACGGCCAGCGGCTCGCTCAATATGCGCAGCGGCCCCGGCCTGAGCTATCCCATCACCTTCAAGCTGCCCAAAGGCACCCCGGTCACGGTGCTGATCGCATACGACACCGGCTGGGCCTTCGTGGACGAGGACGGCACGCAGGGCTATGTGGCCCTGAAATACCTGACCCGCACGGAGGCACCTGAGAGCGCGCAGGGGACGGAATCCTATCCCACCGCCCTCGACGGGCGGTCCCCCCTTTCCAGCGAGCTGGCAAGGGAAGGCTTGGATGGCACCGCGGTCAAGTGGGGCGTCTTTGCCCCGTGCGATTCGCGCGAAGAGGCTGAGGCACTGCAAAAAGCGCATAAGGGAGCGATCCTGACGTGCTATAACCCGGCGAGCTATAAACCGCCTGACGAAAAGGGAGGGGATTGAGATGGAAAAATACCTGACCGGCGGGGGCCTGCTCAACGCCGCGATCGTGGTTCTGGCCCTCGCATGGGCATATAACCTCATTTACACCGCGATATCCAACGCGCGCGCGGCGAAAAAAGAAGCCGCCGCACCCATCGCGGCCCTGCGCACCGATCTGACTGCCCTGCGCAACGAGATCGGCACCGACCGGGAGCGGATCACCGCCCTGGAGCGCGATTTGGAGCACCACGCCGACGAGCTGCGTGACCTGCATCAGGGCCAGACGGAGATGTGCCGGGGCGTGCAGGCGCTGCTGGAGCACGCTTTGCATAATGGCAATACGAGCGAAATGGAGGCAGCGAGCCAGTCGATCGGCAAGTGGCTCCGCACACGATGAGGAACATCAAGCTGATACTTGCGGTGATCGCGATCGCGCTCGCCTTCGATAATTTGGACCGCGAACAGCCCCGGATCGCGGGATACTGGGCGCTGGTCGCGGTCTACTGGTTCACAAACGCATTAGGAGGCTGAATATGAATACATTCATTCGCGCGGCCCTGATCCGCGCCCTGCGCACCGTCGCACAGACCGCCGTGGCGACCATCGGCACCAGCGCCGTCATGAGCGCGGTGGACTGGAAGATGGTTCTTTCCGCCTCGGTGCTCGCCGGCATCCTGTCGATCCTGACGTCCATCGCCACCGGCCTGCCGGAGGTCGACGGCAGCCAGGTGGAGGATGGGCATCCGTAAGATACCCTAAAGCACCATAACGCTACCCTAAACCCGCCCGAAAGGGCGGGCTTTTTTCGTGCCGAAATAATTTGAATTTGTGGCCACTTTTTTGCAAAAAGGCGTTGACAAGTAGCCACTAAAGACTTATAATGTAGCCACAACGAAAGAGGAACCGACACGAAAGGAGAAACCACCATGACGAAGGCCGAACTTGCGAAGATCCTCGAAGAAGTCCACGAGAATGAGTGGTATGAGTACATCGGAGTACGGACGCAGGACGAGGCGTTTGAGGCAGAGGGCCAGCCGGTCGAACACGAGAGCAAGATCTGGGTGGATGGCGAAGAAACCGATGAAGCCCTCGGCGGGCTGTGCGTGACGCACTGGGCGTCGCCCATGATCGCGGCGCACTGCGAAGACGCCGGAGATGCTCAGTACATCGGAGCGCACCTCGCGATTATCGTTGGCGACCATGCCACCTATGGCGAGGACGAGGGCGAGATCATCATCACCGACCCCATCGTTTACCGGGTGCTGCGCTGAGCGCAAGAAAGGAGCAACCACCATGAAAAACCCCAATGAGATCGGCACGAACAAAAAGCGCGAATGGCGCGCGAGGCTGCACGAGCTGGCAGCCACCGAGATCATCGCAAAAACCTGCGGCCCGATCTACGCCGTGACCTATCAACTCCTGGTCGATCAGGGCGAGCCGCGCAGGGTTTGGGTGACCTCGCGGTTCATCCTCGCCACGCTCGACATGGACGAGGCGATCCTGGTGGCGGAGGACATTGAACTCGTCAACGGCGAGCGGATCGCGATCTACCGCTACAACCCGTTGATCATGGGCTACCCGGCTGACCCGGCGGCTGTCGGATTCGCGCTCACCCCGGCGCTGGACGATCCGGAGCCGGAGATCAACTGGGAAAACGCCCTGATCGCATCGCGGCGCAGCGGCGAACCCGTGACCATGGAGTGAGGAGGGAACCACCATGACAAACGACGTCATCCGCTTCCGCGTGACCCAAGAGGAGCGCGCCCGCATCCAGACCATGGCCGACCGGCTCGCCGGCGGGAACCTCAGCAAGCTGATTAAGCAGCTGATCGACGAAAAGGAGGGCAACACCATGACGACCTTGTATGCGACCAACGTCTTCGCGGACGTCAATTATGACACGCTGATCTACCGCGGCTACAGCCGCGACGACGCGGAGCGCGCCATGATGGACACTTGGGACGGCTGGAGCGAGCGCCAGCGCCGCAGCGGCTCCATCTCCGTCTTCGCGGTCGAAGTCCCCGCCGGGCTTTCGCCGGAGGACGCCATCGAGTGGGCGGCGGAGCATCTGGGCGACTCCTGGATGGAGGACGCGCAGGAGATCGCCGCGCGACCGCTCCGCAGCCGGGAGCTGCGGGACGTCACTCGGCAGGAGAGCGGCTTGATCATCTGGCCGGACGGCACGACGATCATCTGCAACTGGGCGGGCGAGAGCGGGCTGCCGCGCGTGTCTCCATTCGGCCTCTTGGGCGACGGCCATGAGTTTACGATCCTCAGCGAAGAAACCTGCTCCGATTTCGGCGGAGAGTTTGACCCGGACGAGCTGCGCGTGATCTACGACGCCAATGGCGACGCGGAGCAGCTGCATGAGCGCCTCCCGGGGAAGCTGTACCGGACGATGGACGGCGTCGCGATCTATGCGCCCTGGGACTGGAATTGATGGAACGACAAAAGCCGGGGAAAACCCCCGGCCTTTTTTTATACCCACGTCCCGTTTTTTTGGTATAATGCACCCAAAGGAGGGAAAGCCGATGGAAACCAAGCACCACTCGCGCCCGGACCGCGACGGGCCGCACCGCGTCCAGTTCGAGCGCAACCGCAAGCGCGTCCTGATGCAGCAGGAGGTCTGCGGGATCTGCGGGAAACCTGTGGACAAGAGCCTGAAGTTCCCGCACCCGCTGTCGCCGACGGTCGACCACATCATCCCGATCGACCGGGGCGGGCACCCGTCGGCCATCGAGAACCTGCAGCTGGCGCACTTTGCGTGCAACCGCCAAAAGAGCAACAGACTGCAGGCGCAGGTGGACGGGAAGCCGACGGCGGAGCCAATGCGGATGCTGCCGCTGTCCAGGGACTGGAGGACGTACAAGGGGTGACGAGGGGCGCCGCCCTCCGGCGAGCGCCCGGCAATCAGCGGAAGAAAGCGCGAACGCCAAAGGCAAGGCGAACGCCGAAGGGCAAAGGGCAGCTGGCCGGCGGCAGCCGAAAGCGAAAGGAAAAGCGAGAGGCGAAAGCGAAAGCGAAACGAAACGCAAGGCGAAAGGGCAAAGCAAAGGCAAAAGCGAAAGCGAAAGCAAAAGGCGAAGCGAAAGCGAAAGCAAAGCGGCGAGCGCTGCGCGAAAGCAAAGCAAAAGGGAAGCGGCACAGGCACGCCCTCGCCGCACCCCGCCGCGCGCGGAGCAAACAGCGAAAGAAAGAGGCCTCGCCGCGTTTGTTCGGATCGTTCGCGGGGCCATCGCGGCGCCTCCTCCGCGCCTGGGGGGAACCCTCCCCCCGCCCGCGCGCCGCGCGCCGCTCGCGCCGTCATTGGCCGTTTTTTCTCACGAATCGTGATGGATTCGGCACTGTTTCCACTAGCTAGATAACTAGGGGCAGGTACTGGTAAAATCAAACA